GAGGTGTGCGTGTGGAGGATCTCCTCACGCCGCTTACGGCTATCAACATCGAAGATAGAAACAGCCAGGTACCGTCCCCATACGCTACCCTGGGCGCCACCCTGGTTGCCGGTCTGAACCCGAGCCAGGAGAACAGACAGGATCTGCGTACTGCCCCAGTCGGTAACGAAGCACACCGATCCTAGATGCTTCTCGTAACCCCAGTTCACCGGGGACGTCATCTGGGCTGACATAGTCGTGTCGAATGCGCACACCTGGCCGAAGCCAGGTCGTACCTCCCAGTCTCGGCGACCGTCCGGCATCCACATGTTCTGGACCCACGGCCCGCGAGCCGCAGAGGTCTCATCGATGCCGCCACTAAGAAGCTCTACCTCGATCCCCCCGACAGCCATCAGTACCCCGTTGTCAGGTTGTAGCCAGGGGCAGGAGCAATGTAGTGGGAACCATCAGTGGCCCGACCGACGGCGAGATACGACTCGAGCAGACGCTCCTTCTCCTGCATCAGGGAGAGGAGGGCATTGTTCGGGGCGCCATCTCGGACCATGTAGTAACGGGCCGCATAGAGGGCGATCAGCGCATGGTGTGAGTCGAACGTGTCGATGAACGTAAGGTCGCCACTTGTCCATGCTCCGGGCGAAATATGAGTCTCTGGGACGTACTCGATCCGGATAGTTCGCGATGTGTTTTCCGAGAACACAAGGCGTGTGCCGACAAGGCAGTAATCAACTTCAAGGTTATCAACCTGGGTCGGGTTCTGCCCTGGGGTCATGTACCATGCTAGGTTCCCGCTGCCGTCATCGGCGCCAATGCGAATGATGCGCTGGCACGGGTGAGTAGCCACCCCGAGAGCGTCCCGGAAAAGGACCCCAGCAAGCTCGTGCTCACGGCCAGAAACACTAACAGACAGGACGGTGTTGTATGCATCCGGCATCGTATCCGATACCACCTGGCGGAACTCACGGTAACCCATGTCGCACATGGACTGGGCTTGAGACTCGCTCAGGAAGGTATCATCGGGCTCGTCGATCATCGACCGGAAGAGATCGTAGACTTCGCCGGTGTTCATCCGCCACCTCCCATCGGGGTACGACGAAGGCCACGCTCTGGCACCTCATCGACCATCTGCTGAGCGATCTGCATGGTCCCCATGCGCCGGTACTCCTCTTCGCCCTGAATGGCCGACACAGGAGACTGGTACGAGGCTTCGATCTGCTCCTCGCCCTTATCCGACGACCCGACTCGTGGGAAAACCGTGCGCCTGATGTTCTCTTCTGCCGCCTGAGGGTCAGGCATACCGAAGGTGATGATCGATGCGTAGATGTCCCGGATGTACGCCTGGCGTTCGTAGGGAAGCTCGTAGTACTCAGCGTTTCGCATGAACTGACCGAATACGTCTTGGAACGCTTTGAGGTCATCAGTCGGGAACACCTCGACCTGAGCCCCAGCAGCCGCTGCCATGAGAATATCGTTGGCATGGGCGATAGACTGCATACGCTCGGTGACGAAGGAGTTACCGGTGCTGAACTTGAGCTCCCGGAGGGCGGTCTCTTTGTCGATCAGGCCCATCTCGAGAAGGTCCATGATGCGCTGATCTCGGTCCTGCTTCTCGTTGCGGAACAAGGAACCTGCCTCGATGAATACCTCAGGATCATCAACAAGATCAGTCGCCTTCAGGTAGTTGAAGACGACTTTACCCAGACCGTCCATCATGCGCATCATCCGAGGCTCATTGTAGTACTTGCGCATCAGGATGAGCACGGTCTTTCCGAGGTCCTCGGTAGCCCGCTCGATGTCGTTCTGGGTCGTCTGAAGCTGGGTCATGTCACGACCGGATAGCGCCTCGACGGCCTTGCCAGAGGTGACACCGACAGCCCGCTTTCCAAGCGACGTGGCATGGATACCGCTAACGTCCATCATCTCCGATGCAAGCTGAGCAGCGTTCTGCAGCACAAAGCCAGGCAGCGAGGGGGGCGACACCGGGGTGGGAGCCCCACCTGCCGGGTTGTAGTACACCTTCTCACCCTTGCGAGACGTGATAGAGTTGGCGCTAACGCCAGCTGTCTTCGGGATCAACCACTTGGGGTTACCGATAAGCTCTGCGTTATCAATGATTTGGCTGCGGGTCTTGTTGTAGTTAACCTGCAGTTCTAGGAGGGGCTCGATGGCACCCATGCCAAACAGGCGCCCTGGGATCTTGGTGTATCGAACGAACTGCACCGGCATGACATCACCCTCCCATTTCGTCTCGAAGAGGTAGGTGCTGTCGAGCAGGATCTTGCGATCACCGTTGCGGAAGTAGACGTCGAAGATCTCGAGACGGTCTTTCAGTTGCCTGGTCTCGCTGGACATGAACGGCAGACGCTTCTGGCGCATCGCTTCGTCCATCTCAGCGGCCTGCATAATCACCTTCTTGTGATTGGGGTAGGCCTCTGCCAGGTCTTCTCGGTTGACGATTTTCGCCACGCCAACCCAGTTGGACTCTTCGGGGTTCGTCACACCAGGCTCGAAGTAGAGCATGTACGGCGACACAGTCTCAGTGATGATATTCTTGCCGGTGTACCGGGTCAGAAACCCAGCGTTGCCCGTGCTGAGCAACCAGCCAACCAACTCACTGTACCGCTTACTCATACGAGATGCCTGCCAGTAGTACTGAAGGGCAGCCTCGCTGCTCTGGGCCTTAATGATATCCTCTGCGCTGGGTGATGCCGGGATGACCGTGGTGCCTGGGTACGCCACCTCGAGACGGCTCTGCAGGTTTCGGTACATGTTCAGGATGAGGTTCACCGTCACAGATGAACCCCTCACCTTTCGGCGGATCACATCACCAGACTTCGCCTCGACCTCAACGTGCTGGCGCCCCTGCAGGAACAGGAGGCACGTATCCCAGATACGCTGATACGACGTGCGGTCGGTGTTGAATGACTCGATCGCCTGCTTGAGCTTCTCAGCTTTCGGGCTCTTCATTGCTTGGCCTTACTCGGCAGGCTTAGGCCCCGGAACGCAGTTTCCTCGACGAGAGCAGATCATAATGTAATCCGCCCGCTCCTTATCGGTCATGGGCTTGCGCTCAACGTGCTTGGTGTAGAGATGCTGTCGGCGCTCCCAGGCCTTCAGCGCATCGCTCTTCTTGGTCTTCTTAGTCATTTATCCCACCTCTATTCGCATTCTATCAGTACATATCGAAAATACGCTGCAGCCGCTGGTACTCGCTTTCAGCTTTCCCGGCCTCGCCCATGTCAGATACAGCCTTAGACACCATTCCGCCGGCTGCTCCACCCAGCGACGCTCCGACGCCAGCCAGGGCAGGGTTACCAGTTGCTAATGCAGCACCAGCACCAAGGAGACTACCGACGGTAGAAGCCAACCCAGACGTCTTCTGGGATGCGGCCTTTGCCTCGGCCCGCTTTCTGGCTGCGATCTTCAGCGCCTCTTCGGCCTTGACTCGGCCGTCAGCACGGAACGCATCAATGAGGGCGGCGCTAGGGTTTCTCATCGCTCCTGCTCCTCGTACAAGTTTGACACCGAGAACTCGGCGTCAGCATCATCCTCGATTTGCGGGACAAACGCCAGCCTGAACAGGTGGAGCCCCCAAAATAGGAGCCCCACCTGTCCAAGCTCGGCCAGTGCTGTGACTAGGTCAAGCACTAGACGCCAGCGTAGCTGATGCCGACGAGGATGCCGTTGCGGTTCGGACGCTCGCAGACCACGTTGTAGTAGTAGCGAACGAAGGCCTCGTAGGCGTCGCGGTTAGCGACACGACTGAGGACCGAGCCGTCCAGATCCGCCAGGCCAATCTCAGTGATCTGAGCGATGGACCACGACTTCAAGCTGAGGAAGATCAGCAGGCCCTTGCCGCAGTGGCGAGCCACCTTGAGCGGGATGCCATTGAAGCTGAGGGAACCCATGTTGAAGCCAGCATCGCCGCCATCAACGCTCTTGCTCAGGCTAGTAGCGTTGTCGGTGACGCTCGTGAACGACATCAGGGCGGTGTACTCCTGCCGGAAGATGTGGTTCGCGATCATGCAGTCAGGTGCGCTACCTCCAGCCTTCAGAGCGATGGAGTCCAGCATGGCCTGCATGCGCTTGGTCGCCAGGGCCGTGACGGCACCAGCACCAGGGTTGCTGGAAGCGATGGTGTTCTCGACGCTCTCGATGGTGGACCGAAGAGGCTCAAGACTGGCGGTGTCGCGCAGGTTGCCGTGGAAACTCACGGTGCCGCCAGCTAGGTCGATGTAGCCACCACCCAGGTTGCCGTAGATACCCATGGCCTCGTCGGTGGTGACGTAGGCGGGGGTGGA